GAGTTATCTGCGGCTATAAGATCCACAAAAAGGTATATAGAGTCTCAATTCAGTGATGAAGACTATTATTTTAGTAATAAGGCAGATTCTGCCTATATTCCGAAGTTTAGATTTAAACAAAGTCTTGTTAAATCTATGGTAGAGACTGATCCTTTGGCAGGATGCAGCTTTGATAGTGCAGTAGGCTACAATAGTGCCTATAACAAGATTCCTCCCAAGGGATACCGTGATCCATGGGTTACAACTATACACATACCTAATCCAGGTAAGTATAAAACAAGAGCGATCCACTTATCTTTAAGTGCGATCCAAGATAGATGCTGCTATATCCATAATAGGTTAGCTGCTGTGTTAAATAAAATCCCTTCGGATTGTACCAAAGATCAGTCTAATGGACATCTGTTCACTAGAACAATAACGAACCCTTCTTATCGCGAGGAAAGAGGATGGCCAAGTGTGTTGGCATTTGATTGGTCAAATGCCACAGATAAATTGAAACAATCTTTTCAAGAAGAATGCTTAAGATTAGTGTTCGATAAAGAAGAGATTATCGAATTTTGGCATACTATATCAACTTGCGAGAAGATATTTATTCATAAAGATGGGAGTAGGACTACCTATACCCAGGTTAGTGGACAACCTCAAGGATTGCTAGCTAGTTTTGTGGCATTTGCATTTGCTCACCATATTATGATGCTAATAACAATGTCAATAGCAGGATTAGATGATGTAAAAGCTTCTGACTGTTACAGGGTTCTAGGAGATGATAGTATAATCAGCTCTGTCAAATGGGATCCTACCAATGAAGTTGGAAATGCTTATTGCAGAGTCTGCCAGTGGGCAAACGTAGAGGTTAATAGATCTAAATCAACTGAGATATTAGACAAAGATAGAGTAGCTTTAGTGGATTTCGCTAAAGTAACAGTGTTAGATGGAATTCACTTCTCACCTATACCAGCTAGATTATCCAATCGAATTGGTAAACCGAGTCAAGATTATTTCGCTTTTTCAAGCGCAATATGGCAAGGGAACAATGGTTTCTTTAAACCAGAGTGGTTCATGAAGTTAGTAGACTTCTACTATACTGATGAGTTAGATAATAAACTTGCTAAGCAAGCTATCATGTCAGGAATACTGCCAGCATTTAGGGCAATAGGTTTTCACGACCCCTTGTTAGAACAAGAAGAGTTAAGTTTAGCACTAGCTGTATGCTATGCTTATCAAGAGATAAAAACATCTTTCCTGCTTTTATTATTAGGTGACAAGATTAAAGAAAATCTTGATTTACTGGAGAAGGAAACTGATATAGATTCCTTATCTGGTTTACTACCACCTTCTTTGGAAGAAGTATGGGATAAGGTTGAAAATATTAATCATAAGATTAATATTGCATTAGATAATAATATCTCAAAAGAGGATACTATAAAAAGTATACTATCTTGTTCAGAAGATCAGTCTAAATTGTTCTGCGCCACTGCTCAGATTAGTGAGGATGAGTTCTCATTAATAGTGAAAACTGTAAGATTAATAGAATCAATAATCCTTGATCCTAATAATTTGAAATATTTCAAGGATGAAATACTTGGGTTAAGAAATAATCTAATCCTTTTAGATAGACTCCAATTTAGGTCACTCTATAAGCGTAATGCTTTAGATGCAGTAGTGATGAGAAGGTCAATTAAGACTTTCAAAGAACTTTTCCAGATATCCAATGATGGATCCGTAATAGCTTCAAAATCGGAAAGAGAAATTCCGACCTAAGAAATTAGGGCACAAACTGGTAAGGCTGTGCTTGAAAGGTTGAGTCTTAGCCTCTTCAGGCCGACATGGGTGGACAATGGCCCAT